AGAGTCTCAAGTAGAGCATTAACCGCATTAATACTATCTTCCCGATCCTTATCTGAGGCTGGCAAGACCTTTAGAAGAATTTTCATTGCTTCAAGTTCTTCCTTCTTATCAGTCCCAATCAGCCCGACAAGGGCACCGGGAACCTTGGCGTATTTTTCTTCTAATGTCCTCATGGGATGTTTTCCGCAAATTTTGATATGATCCGTTAATACCTGTGCCCCGTGCGGGGGCGTTCCTTCTGGGTATTCGTATCCGCAATAGACACATGTGAGAGTATTCATAAATCTTAATTTAATCCTGAGTTGGCAAACTCAACTACTTATTATACCTCATCTTGGATGATTTTCAGGATCTTTTTTGATTTCCCGCCTACAGAACGCTTCTCGCAATTGTTCCTCCGTGTATGACTCCGCCAATTCTGGGTAATTCAGTTTACCTTTCTTCTTTAAGAAAATTAACACCATGTCTCTAATTTTTGCGGCCTCCTCTTGAGTGTCGCTAGCCCCATACGAAAGACGATCAACTAAAGACAACCACCTTTTTTTACATTTATAAGTTCCCCTTAGACGGTAGAAAACCTTATCTCTGAAAGCTTTCAGATTTGTCCTTAAATACTCTTCCCTTTTATTTTCAAAATTCAACCTAACGCTCTCACCCAACTCCAGAAGCGCAACTTTATCTCTGGCTTCCGCCGCCTCCTCTTCGTTAAAAGAAACTGCTACGCTAATTTGCTTTCCGCCCTTTGTAAAAAAAATCATATATCTTCCGTTTTGACATGACCTTTTTACGCCAATGTATTTTGATGTTTTGTCGTTCAATGAATTATAAAATCCCTCAAGATCCTCTTTAAGAAATGAATCTTTTAGTTCTGGGAAGTTAAGGCGAGCCTCAGCCCCCAAAAACAAAATAACCTTATCTCTTGATATCGCCGCCTCGTCCTCATTATCGAAAATTTTATTCCACACCTCTTTTCTGCCCTGCCTGACGTAAACTCTCCATTTTTTATCTTTGTTAAGGCAAACGCCAAAATATTTAGATGTTTTTCTGGCGAACAGTTTTTCGAAAAACTCCCCAAGGTTTTCTCTAGAAAACACACCCCTCTTCTCTAAGAGGTTGAGTTTACAATTTAACTTTTTATAGATTATAAATTTATCCCTGACTTCTACCGCCTCCAACTCACTATCGTAATGTCCTAAATAATTTTTTTGACATATCGAAACCCACCTCCCAGTCGTATCGCATTTGAACACGCCTGTATATTTTCTTTTTTTATAGTTGGTTTTTAAACTTTTAAATTTTTCCTCCAAATCGCCCCTTAAATATTCACCCCTTTCTTCTGGAAAATTCAATTTAGCTTCCGGCCCGTAGAAGAACAAAGCGCAAATATCATATACTCTGGCCGCTTCCTCTACGGTCGGGAAACCCCCGAAATGGTAGCGAACCCTATTTAAAGTGATGACCGGACAAAATCTACTGATCTTTTTGACGACACCCACGAACCCAGTCTTACCGGATGAACTTACCCCTTGATTTCTCTTTGACGCTCTATCCCTAATCTCTTGGCAGGGCGAACTTATCCCGCCAGTCTCCATAGTTAAATTATACCCATTCGGGACTAAACTATTATTTTCTTCTATGAAAAAGCCCTCTTTTTCCTTCACGTCTTCAAAGGAGGGAGTTTCATATAGAATCTCAAAATCGAAATTCTCCTTCCCGTATTTCTTAATCGCTTTATATAGAATTCCGTGACCTTTAGCCTTGCTCTTAGCACTACTTTTATGCTGAGAAAACCTTAACTTTGGGTTTTTAGTCCTACCGATATAAAGCTTATTATTTATCTTATTTCTGATCCTGTAAACATAAAACATCCCCGCCATTTACACAAATGGCGGGGATTATTTCGTGTAATAATGCGTTTTTAATCTTTTTCTTAGAAGGGCGGCTCTTCTTCCTCTGAAGAAACAAAACTCTCAACACTTTTCGGGGGCGAGCCCTCTCCAGTTTGGGGCTTTGCCTTCGCAGCGTATTCTTTTGCTCTCTGAATCTCGTCAGAGAGAATACCGCCGAAGATTTTTTCCAGACAGAAGCACAGATACTCCTTTAAAGCTCTGACTTCACCGAAAGTAATGGGGACATTGAACCTATCTTCCCCTTTTACGGCAGAAAAACTATAACCCGTATAGTCCGGCCCTTCCACCCACTTATCACCGTCCTTGACCTTGCCTTTATAACGCTTGAAATAGATCTGAGTAGATCCTGATTCACTTTTATGATAAAAACCCTTTGCCGGACCATCTTCCCGGCGCTCAATAGCGTTGATAATTTCGCCAACCTCATAAACGGAAAGCTTTACTCCAAGCTTTTTGCCGTCCTTGAAAATTCCGTTGCCCTCGCCACCCCTAGCTTGCTGATCCCAGCCGTTTTGAGCTACAAAATTGGCAAAAATCCCCTTTTTGTCGCCTTTGCTAGTGAAAGAAAAATCTAGCAGACTTCCCTTATTACCCTTGTTTGGTTTGTAAAGTGTAAAACCCATCTTATTTATTTTTTAATTTAACTGAAAAGTTCTTTGTTTTGCCGAAAGGATTGACCGCAAGTTGCAGCCCTCTTTTTCGATCTGGTCTTTTGCCCCTCTGTTCGAGGAAATCGAAAACCGCCGTTGCGACGGTTTGTTTTGATAATTCAAGTGTTTTCATCATTTATTTTACTGGATTTTGCTCGGTTTTTCTTCTTTTAGGTCACTTAGTTTCATAAAAATCTTTTCATCGTGAATTGATAAATCTCTCACGGTTAAGGCGTCATTCCACTTCTGAACATCCACCACAACCATGTTCTCTTTTTTTGGCAGTCTGTCCAATCCTTGCAGTCTGGAGAAGTGAGGTTCAAACAACAAAAGGTCCGTCCCGCCAGTATCATCTTCCAATGTAATTCTACAATATTCATTGCCCGCTTTACTTTTCTTTTTTTCTACTTCGGTAACGAAACCAACGATACTCGCCTTTTCATCCGAAAATAAAGATTTGGCCGTCAGAATCGTATCAAGTCCGTTTTTTGAGGAATTCTTAAATATCTCGACTAGGGGTTTTCCGTATGAGAAGCCGGTAAGTTTCCTCATATAATAATAACTGGAAAGATCGGGGTGTTTCGAATTTTGGTTGAAGATTTTCCGGTAATTATCGGCTTTTTTGTGAATCGTGCCGAATCTAGACTCCTTTATTAAAGGTTTCCCGTCGTGAATCAGGGTTTGATAATTCTTCAGGGCGGCAAATAGGTCATAATTCAATTCTTCGCCGCGAATCGTAAAGTAACTCTTTTCCCTATCTGTTAGTAGATTCCAGACTTGAGCCTCGTAAACCATCTTTGGTAAATTACTCCCCAGAGAGCTTAACATCCCCGCTTGAATTAGAACTGATAACACTCCTATTGATAAACCGGCAGATTTGGCCGCTTGGAAGACTTGGAACTTGTTCGTTTTTTCTGAGTCAATGAAGCTTTTTAACTTATTAATTGTTTGGTCCGAGATACCTTTAATGGCCCCCAGTCCAAATCGAATGTCCCGGCCTTCTTGTTTAAAATCAATGTCAGATTTTATTAAGTCTGGTGGAAGAAGTTTAATGTTAAAATAGGGAAGCTCTTTTTGGATTTGGGCGATTTCCTCAATGGAGTCGGGCTTTGCGCTAGTCATTCTCAACGCTTCCGTAAAAAACTCCGAAGTGTGATTAAACTTTAAATAAACGGAAAGAAAACTAAGGGCGCTATAACCAGCAGAATGCGAATTCGACCCTATCAGAGAATCGGCGTAAAAATTATGATCGTCGGAGACAACCTCTAAATCGTAAGTCTTCTGCGTCCCTAAACTTTTATAGGATTTTACTTTTGTAGATTTTAAATATGTGTCCATGCTTGCCCCTTGAGGATTTTGTGTGAAGTTGAAGGTTTAATATTGTAGAGCTTGGAAATATCAATATTTCTAACTCCTTTTTCGTAAAGTTCTCTCATTTCTAAGACTTGCGACTCTGTTAGCTTTGATCCGAAATGTTTACCACCTCTAAAATGATAACCATCAAACGCATTATTATATTTATTGAGTCCGGTTTTAAACGCATGTTTGTTGTTCCCGGTAACGGAAATCCACTCCAAATTCTCAACAGAATTATCCAGTTTTATTCCGTTCTTATGGTTAACTTGCGGCAAATTATTAGTATTGTCTATAAAAGCCAAGGCGACAAGCCTATGGATCATGAATTTTTTGGCGCTTTTCTTGCCATGCCCCTTGTAGAGCCAAGCTCTTCTGTAGCCATCTTTGTCCATTTCGCCACCGATTATGCCGCCACCATAATCCCTTACCCCAGACCCAACACCATCTATCCCAACCTCCCTCAAGAGACTAATCAACGTCCCCTTATTTGAAATCTTGTAAAATCCCTCATAACCTATCACGTCTTTGAAATATTCCTGTTTCTCATCGAGCAAAATACTATAATCGTTATTAATTATGTCCTTGATGGGCATCATCCCAACCTCTTTCGTCAAGAATTTATGGTCCATTGAACACCTAATAGATCTGCCATCCGACAGATCAAATTCAAATAGTTCCGATTTGGAAATATGAACGTCCTTAACAACGACAAATTCGTTCTCTCCCGATTTTATATTGTATCCCAATACCTTGTCGCCCTTTCTCACCTTCGCTATTAAATTGGCCCCTTTGTCGGTTTTTACTATGGTGTTTTTTTCCAAGCACTTATTGAACGAATAGTCGGCGGACGCAATAAGTAACTCCCAAAACTTTTCCGCCGTCTCCCTCGGAAGATTCAATTTCTCCGCCTGAGAGAAAAGAGTATCTTTATATTTCTCCATTTCCTCCTTCTTCTTTTTCGAGCAGGCACGTCTGACCCCCTCAGCCTCTTGGAGAGAGAACCCAAAAATTTCTTTGGCGCACTTCATTAAGCTCTCTTGGAAAAGCACGACGCCCGCCGTTTCTCCGAAAATTTTATCCAAGTGAGGATCAATAGATTCCAAATCTCCCGTTTCAACGTATCTTGCGTATTGATCGGTAAAAACAAAACACCCCGGCCTAATAATTGCTAAAACGGCCATCAAATGCTGGAAATTTCGCGGCTTGATTTTCTTCAACGCTCGATAAGCAGATTCGCATCCCAATTGAAACAAACCAAAAGGAGCGTCAAATTTCTGTAGGTTTTTATAAACCTCTTCGTCGTCAAAATTTAACCTATCAGGATCAACCCCAACCCTTTTGCACACAGAAAAATTCAACTGAAGATCCGAAAGGCCAAGAATATCCAACTTGATCGCCAACTTCTGAGAATCGGCCATGTCATAACTCGAAACCACCTCCCCATTCGTCCCATTCTGGACTGGTAAAAATCCATACAAATCATAGTAGGACAGTAAATAGCCCGATGCGTGGCTTGAGGCATTTTTAATAAGACCGTTTAATTTTAATGCGATTTTATATACGTCTTCGTTTTCTTTGCAAAATTTATTGAAATCTTCCGACTCTTCCCTAGTTTTCCGAATGTGCTGGACTTTACCGAAAATGGACGGGATCATGTCCGAAACTTCCTTCATTGTCTGTTCGGAATGCCCTTTGACGATTTTGCCGCACTCCTTCATTAGAACTTTAGAGGTTAGCGTCGTAACCGTGGAAAGCTTGCAAACCTTATTTGGATATGCATCGAAAAGATATTTGATGACCTTATCTCTTTGAGAACTGTCAATGTCGCAGTCAATGTCGCAGACCATCGATCCATCAACGTAAGTCACCCCATCTATAACTTGTTTCTTAAGTCTGGCAGCGGAAATGAAACGCTCAAAATAGAGGTTTTCCTTAATTGGATCGATTACTCTGGTAATCCCAGTTAAAAAACAAACCATCGATCCCACGGCGGAACCACGCCCAAAGTTCGTAGCGATGCCCTCTTTCTTGCAGAAGCCCATTAGATCGGCGGTAATTAAAATATAATCGACAAAGCCGCCTTCACTAATAACTCCGATCTCGTGATCGATCCTCTCCTCGTATTCCTTCTTCCTACCCTCTTCGATCAGCCCTGTCTCGATCTTCTCATTTAAACCCTTTTCGCACAGAAGTCTTAAAAACTTCTCGTGGTCTATATCCTCTTTTACTCCTAGACTTTCAGCATCTTCTTTGCTTAATTTATAAGTAGGCAGGCGGACCCCATGCATGGGGATTTCATAATTTGTAAAAGTCATCTTTTTAAATCTAAACTAACCGTTATCAGTCATGTCTTTTTATATCGTAAATTTTAACTGATTTATTAAATATTTCGTCATCTAAAAACCCGCATATTCCACTGGAGTCCAGCCAATGCCAATATTTTCCTATCACTTCAACAATACTCCCATTGTAGAAACCAAACGCCCGCCCAAAAACAACTCCTTTTGCGTCAAACACTTCGGGGAATAACGAACTTTTCATAAAACTTCAACCTCCAAAGTCTCGCCCGAATTAAAAACAATCATCAACTTGCTTCCGCTTTCATCCATTTTAATATTCTCTTCAAGTTCAAAGGAATCAATAGTCCTGTTTTTAACTAATTTTTCAAGCTCTTCTCGTAAGGTTTTCATTGTAAAACATATTTAATCTTATTAAACACTCCCGCCGTCAATTCCGTATCATAAATCGCCTCCGCGTGATGTCTTTCTTCATCATAAGGAACTCCATATTCCGTCGCCAATAATTTAAGGTTTGTTTTAACTTTGGCCTTTTCATTGTATAATTTGTATTGCCACGCCAACATATCATCAAGATCCGGTTTTTTATCTAATTTCAACCCTTTGCAAATTAAAGACGTATCATATAACTTGGTTAAATAAGAAAAATCAGCTTTTCGCCCCAAAGAAATCTGCAAAGACCCCACCACATAGGCGTCAAAACATAACCAGTTCTGGCCGATGACAGCCACTTCAGGATCGTAAACATACCTTTCGAAATCGTCCAAAAAGTCTTCTGGCAGATAAGCTGTTGGAGCCCCGTATTTCGGGTTAGCTTTCCGTTCGTAAGCGTCCCAATCGAATTTGGTAACTCTAGCCGCCCCCTCTGACATTTTCAAGTCGGGCCACCAAATCCAGTATTCCTTTTGTTCTAAAGTCTCCCGATGATTAAAAAGGGTGAAAGCGCACTGCCAAGGGCGGTTGTTCACTAAGCGTAGATTTTCCGTCTCTACGTCCGTGGATAGGAAGCTTTTAAATTTATTCAGCATACTTAGTGGTGTAAGTGACGAAAGGTTGATAATCCGGCACCCCTATATTACTGTTCATAATTGAGTATATATCCTGACGATATGTTCCGAGATTCCCAACATCAGACCGCTCTTGTTCGTAAATACATCCGCAATAATCGCATTCCCAATGATTTCCGTGAAGCATAGATCGCTTCATCGAAATCTTATTAGAGCCGCAACTTTCACATTTTATAATTTTCATCGTTTATTTTAAAAGTTACGTATTTACAATAAGGACTCGGGCACTCCAATACAGTTTCGAATGGTTTATACGTGTAATACTCCGGGCATCTTTCTTGCAGTTTGTATAAGCCGTGGCATCTAGAACACTCCAGATAAGAAAAATCTCCCACAAACTTACGGATAAAAGCGTCGGTTCTACAATTTCCGCATTTTAATACGTTCATAACGATTCTTTCCAACTCTCAAAACAAAAATTATCACTGTGAAAATGATCCATATTTGGACATTCCAGCGTAGCTTGTTTCCCGAAACTTCTTCTCCCTACGATTCTGAAAGTTGTATAAGCGTCGAAATCCTCCCGATTCTTGTAGTAGATGCTTTTGACATCCATTGTCGGGTAGTCAAAACTTTTCAAACTCTCATGGATCAAACCTTCAAACGGCAAACCATTCCTTTCTTTGAGAATAGTCGGCTCGGTAAAACTAAAATCCGGGATACAATTAGAAAAAGACAGTCTGTTCCGAAAAAGAAAAGAGTCGTAAAACGGTATCGCTAAATGCAAGTTCTTAGTCCAAGCGGTTTTAATATACTTGTAGTCAACTCGCGGAAATTTGCCGCTTAACTTTGTCGCCGCGTCAGACCAGATTTTCATCAAATCCGAACAACCCTCTGTATTTTTGGCGAAAATGACGTTTTTATGCCAAGTGTTCTCACATTCCGGCGAATCTAAATCGTTAACAAAAGTAAGTCTCAGACCGAATCTAAGAGGGATCTTTCTCTTCTGACAACCTTCGTAAGCTGTTAAAAACCCGGTCATACCGTCTTCAACTAGATATAACTCTTCCAGTTTGTTTTCTTCAGCTATGGTAAATATAGAATCCGGGCCGTCTTTTTCGGTTTCGTCGTCTAAAGTAAGAATACTCCGCGAAATTGATCTGTCACTTTTAAATAAAGGAATCATGTTGTTTTACCGAACGATTTTCTTAAATTCCTTAGTTCCCTTCGTCTGTCGTCCCAGCTTTCGCGCTTCCGTCGAAGTTTCTCAACTTCTCCCGCTTTACAGTAAAGTATCAATCCGTAAGCCGCATTCGTCAATTGTTTGTCCAGCTTGCTTATCTGCCTGTCTGTAGCTCGCAATCGCTTAAAAATGGTCGAAAGAGCACGACTCGAACGTGCGCCGCTCATACGTCTATGGCTGTTCTGTCCACCTAAACTATCTTTCGTTAATACTGACATTTTTATACCAGATCGTTTTCCTCGCAAAACTTCTTGAACTGAGCCTTACCCATCAAGTCATAAGCCGCTAAAAGAACCCTCTCTCCAACCTCAACAGATACTTCTGGAGATAGAAACCCCGAAGTCCATCTTGAGAGATTGTCTTTAATCTCTAAAGTTTTAAATGTCCGGCTAGAGCAAACTTCAACTTCGATCATTTTAATAATTTTTCAATCTCTTCAAGTTCCAAAGCTCTTCTCTGTTCCGGCGAAACAAGACTATCTAGCTTTTTCTCCAGCGCGTCAAGATCTTTCTTCTTGTTGTTAATTTGAATTTGGTTGATTCGCGTTTGGATGTCTTTAATCCATGATGCGACGGGAAATCCCATCCATTCGAATTTCATCTCCACCCCTAATCTTTCACAGGCTTGCGAATGAAAACTAGAGCGGGTTAATAAGAAGGCCGTAATATCAACGAGTTTTGATAGATCAGAGACGACTTGAATGTTAGTTCTATCCTTAACTGAGATTTCTTCAAAACTGAAGCTTAAATGAGTCTCCCAAACCGGCCTTTCGGCGGATTGAATTTCGTTCCTTTTTACTCTAACCCTCTCTAGGAGAGATTTTACTTTTTCGTCGGTTGTCATAATTCGTATTTCAAACTTCTACCGTCTTCCAAATCAATACACAAGTCCCCAAACCCCGATTGGAGCAAAGTCCCGTAACTTATAGATTCCGTCGTGACCCTGTAATCATACTTACCCCGTTCCGAATATGTTTTTTGTAGAGTTTTTAAATTTAAAAGTGTTTTTTGGTTGCCAAAATGCCTTTCGGCAAAACCACCGTTTACGCTTGGTTTAAAATTTTCCCCAATTATATACCCCGAATCTTCTCTATAGAATTTTTTCCACAGCCAATCGCTATAGTATTTTTCTTTTTTAAAATCATCCTTTGAGATCTCCCTAGGTTTTACGTGAAAACCCTTGATTCTAGAAGAATTAATCATCTTCTTAAATTTACTAACCAAGTCCGCATAATTCACAACCAAGTCTTGAACTTTCTCCGCTAAGAAGTCAGCCGACCTTTCCGGCCTAATCATCTTTCCATCTGTTGATGAAAAAATCAATCTCTTTTCGGTTTTAAACTTTCCGGTGTATGTGGGATGATCTGTCCATTCGAACCTCCCTAAAAAGACCACGCTCTCCCCCGTTTTTCTTTTGGTTTTGTAACAAGCCCCCGTAATTAGATCTTTTACCAAAATCTTCTTTTTAAGATTTTCGGAATAAATTCTTGAAAGTTTATATTCTTCTGCCTTGGTAGGTAAAAGTATCAATTCCGTCCCGTGCCAAGCGTAAACAAACTCTCCGACAAACCCTTTTCTGAGGCAGTCAGTATTCATCAACAACCCGATCAAATTTTCAGGAGAGATCTCAAACTCAAAACCTCTAGGATCGTGAACCCGGATGTAACTCCTGTTCGACGAAAAGTGTCCCCAATTGTATCTTTCTATACTCCTGTTAATTACGAAACCTTCAATCGGTGTATTATCAAAATCTTGGGGCTCAATCTTTTTGTCCCGCCAGCTTTGCCAGCTAATCTCTTTTCTTAAAACGCCCTTTTGATCATAGTAGATCACATAAGCAAGATTTCCCGTGTAGGTGTCGGTTCTCTTCTGAAAGCCGACTTTGATTTTTTCTGGGATGAAAAGGGCGGAATCCATTTATTTTTCTAAAATTAAAACCATACAATTAACCATTGTCCCCGATTCTTTAAAAGATCCTGCTGGTAAGTCAATAATTTCATAGTCTTTGTCTTTTATAAGCTCTAGAAAAGGCTTTCTAGTGCGATTGCCTGCCATTATGGATACCAGTTTTCCGCCGTTTTTCAGCAAAGAAAATGCTTTTTCTACATGTTTTACATCTTGATTTTTCGTGAAGGGCGGGTTCATTACTACGCGATCATATAAAACAGTCGGCTCCCAACTAAGGAAATCCCCCTCGTAGATATAGTGATATTTTTCTTTTAGAATTTTTACCGAAGCTGGGTTTTGTTCCACAATATCAACTTTCTCGGCACCAGCGACTAGAATCTCAGATACTAAATTCCCAATTCCCGCGCTCGGCTCTAAAACTCTACATCCATTTACTTCGGCCAGACTAACAACGAGACTGGCGACATTTGCAGGGGTATAAAAGGCTTGACTGTCTTTCTTTTCATCTCTACTTACTCCGGTTTCCAAAGCGAGCCCCAACTTCTCCAAAGGATTTCCGTCAAAAACGTGAGCCTGGACATTTTTTGTCCATTTTCCACCGCAATTCACCAAACACTTGTTTACTTCAACGTAAAGTTTGCGATCTAGTTGATTTGGAAGGAATAATTTGCTACCCTCAATACGGGAGTTTCTTACTACGGATTCGATTTCTGGAGTGATTTTAACGTGTGCCATAATTTTCTGTAACTAGAAATTTTATTACTGGATTTTTTTGTGGTAGAACTGGTTCGATATCAGGATAGATCTCTTTTAAGGAACATGTAATAACAGTGGAACGGACTGGATACTTTTTTAAAAACCATTTAGGGGCGAATCTTTCTTTCAGGGCTTCCCACCAATCAGCCGGATAAACGATTTCTTTTTTGGGGTGTTCTTTTCCGTAAATATAAGTTTCTAAATTAAAACGAAGACGCCCGCCTAACATTTGACTTGCGATTTCTAATTCTCTTTCGGAGTAATTTAGATCTAAAGACCCAAAACACCAAACCTGAAAGCTTTTAGAATTATTTCATCTACTGGACAGGGGGTTGAGTATGCCATATTACATTAATCCTAATTTTTTCGCCTCTTCTAATTTCCCGGAATTATACCTCATGAACTTCGGACAGCCAGCATATTTTCTCTCCTCTATAATTGAACCTTCAACTTGTGTCAACTCATCTTTTGAGTTTTTTGAAGAAATTACTTTCCCGTCTTTTGTTAAAACATAGTAGGTGCGAGGCAAAGCCTCGGGACAGATCCAGTGATGGGTCACGCCGTCATCTTTCAAACCTATTTTCCCGCACAGTGGTTTTTTGCTCGGGTTATCCCAGCCGTAATTACTCTCAATCTTCGACTGATTAAAATCAGAAAGATACTCTGTTAAATGCGAAAGATAGTGCTCGACACCTTTTAATTTTTCATTTGAAACAGAAACAACTTGCCGGGGATTCTTTCTGAATTTAAGAAATAGAAAGTTAACAAATGATTTTTTAATCTTCGGCCAGAGTTTGTTTACCGCGAGTTGATAGATCAAGCTTTGGATGTTAAACCTCAAGTCTTCTCCCGTGAAACGATTTTTGGACGTTTTCCAGTCTTCGATACGGCAAAGATCTCCTTTGAATCCTAAGCGATCAATATATCCGACAATATGGTATGGCGGGTTTTCGTTTTTAATATCAAAGGCATATTCCGGGGGAAGCATTTCGAACCCTTCCATGAAGAAATCTTCGTTAACCGCCACATCTACGAATTCGCAAATCAAAAAGAAATCATCTTCCTTTGTTAAGCCCTCTCGTTTCATTGACTTACGAACTAATCTTTCGCAAGCTGTGGAGTGTTGTAACCCCGCGTTTTTAACTAAATCAAAATGGTGCCGATGGCGAGGATTTAGTAGCATTTCTAGCAGAAGGTGGACAACTGATCCTCTGCGAGCCCCGTCGTTTGTATCTCTTGGTAGGTTAAGATAATACGTTGTCCAAAACTTGTGGCTACAGTGGGAAAGCGTCTTTATTTTGCTAGCAGATAATTTTATCATAAACGTATTTTTTCTATTTTTTATGTGTAATACATGTTACACTACTTACTGGTTTAAATCTATGGGAGAAGAGAAAATAGAAAAATTTTTGAAAGAAAACTTTGAAAAGATCGGGAGCGAAGCTTGCTCTAAAAAACTAAACATGCGCAACTCAATGGTTCACTATAGAGCTACTAAGTTGGGGCTTAAAATTCCAGATGATATTTTATTTAAAATACGATCTGAGCGTGGTTTAAAAATGAATGAGCACAAGAGTAAAAAAATTTGTGACGATTTTAAAAAAATCCAGACTCCAGAGCAAGCATACTTGCTCGGTTTTATTTGGGCTGACGGATATTGCAAAAGAGGTATGGTTTCCTTAACTATCGCCGAAGAAGACATGAATAATATAAAAAACATTTTTATGCAGACTGGCGAATGGAAGTTCACAAAATTAAAAAAAGGGAAATTTTCTAAAAAAGAAATCCTTTCCATGAGGATTTATAGCATAAAACTTTCTGAAATTTTCAAAAAAATGGGATTTTTCGAAAAATCCGGAGCGTCGCACAAAAAAGTCCTAGACTTCATCCCTGAAAAATTATGGCCTTATTGGTTTAGAGGGTATTTCGATGGAGACGGGACAATTTTCAACGATTTAAAAAGAAAAAATACGAAAGTTTCTATTAGCTCTACTTACGAACAAGACTGGTCATACTTACAACATATCCTAAGCGAACTGGGGGTGAAAACTTCTATTTACCAAAATAAATCTCATTATAAGCATGATGAAGAAGAAAGGGACTGTAAACATTCAATTTTGTCATTACCGAATATACCAAGTATCTATAAATTTTTTAAATATATCTACAACCCCGAACTTAAACACTTCGGCTTGGAACGAAAATATGAAAGATTTATTACATTTATAAACATTCCCGGCAGGAGAAGTAAAATCTTAGGTCTTCTTAAGGACGAACCTTTGCATACATGTATGTGATCGAATACTTTGTTTGAATGTATGCGAGCGCATACTACTTGTTAAAAAATCCGTGCTGCTTAATCATGCTCTCGAATTTTTTAATCAATTCTGGATGAAAAGCGTAACCATAAGTATCTTCACCCACGTCGTAGCAGAAGGTTTTTCCATGAAATTCTTCCGGCACGTATTCAATAAATTCTCCTTGCGTTATCACAATATAATCCGCCCATGTGAAAAGCATCTTGAGGGTTTCTTTTGAATTACCCTCCCAGCCGCATGACAACGCATCATGATTATATTTATAATTTAATAAATGTTTTAAACCCGCCGATCTGACTGTCCCGGCTTGGCAAAGAGTTGCTACCTTCATAGGAAATCGTTTTTAATATCAACCACTTTAATTTTAAAACCCTTCTTCCGGGCCAATTCTACGATCTTCGTTTCGTCTCTTGATCGGTTTACCCTGAATAAAATTAATGCATCCGCATGTTCTATAACATGAAAATCTAGAACAAAAGCCCTTTTCTCTAATTTGGATTCGTCCGCAAATCTGAAAACAAGCGACTCTCCCGGCTTGCCGCCCCGACCTACAATAGCAGTAACGTCCAACTTTTCATCCTTGATAAAATTCAAAACCTCTCTCTTTAAAAGGTCGTAGTCGGAAAAATCTCTGGAGCCGATGATAGCTAAATTCATAAATTATTTAAATATTCCGCCACGTAATCCAAGTGGCATCTCACTTCCTTGTCTTTTTGCTTGCAAAAGCACCCCAATTTCCCACCTTTTAATTTTAATAACTCCCTTTTAAAAACCGCGCTCTTGAGAAGATGATTGAACCAAATGATATATCTGTCGCAAACTTCGTCTCTTGTTCCGTCTTTTCCAATTTCATATGGATTTCCCAATAGACTTCCTCTTGCTCCGTAGAAATCACAAGACTCTAATCGAATATTAACAACGGTAGTCATTCCTCCTCAGTTATAGTTTTTTTTGTATTATTTTTCATAAATGAGCATTTAATGTGTATTAAGTGTTAATGAAAAGAGTAAACATAACAATTGATAAGGAAACCGAATCGCGGTTGAAAGTTTTAAAAGAGAAGAAGGGGATAGGGAGAAGCGAGTTAATAAGAAGGGGTATTCAACTCTTATGGGAAAAGGAGGCGAGGAGTGGACTCTGATCCTTTTGTAAAAAGAGGACCGGGAAAAGGGTCCGCCAAATTATTTTCAAACTTCTTTGAAAACTTCTCTCCGGAGAAAGCATACGTTCTGGGGTTTATATGGGGAGACGGACATGTAAGTAGCGACCATGTAGAAGTAAAAGCCTCACGAGACGATTTAAACGAAATATATTTTCTCTTTGAGAAATTTGGCTTTGTTAAAAAGGACGTGAAGATGAGGGAAAGACAATCCAAAGAGGCTTCGGAACTAAACATTTTTGGACAAAATCTTGCAAAACAATTTTTGAATTTTGGCTTTAAAGATAAGTCACATTCGTCACCGGACGAATTATTAAAAGTAATCCCAGAAGATCTACATCCATATTGGTTTCGGGGATATTTCGACGCCGATGGTTGCATAACGATGAACAAATTTAGGGGAAAATGCAAGAGGTTCACAATAGCTTCTTCCCTTAATCAAGATTGGTCCTTCTGCGAAGAAGTTTTAAACAAACTATCTGTGAAATTTTCAATACGTAGGTATGTCGGGAAACGAGGTTCCGGCTCATCCCTTTCTTCTTTCGGAAGGGAAAATATTTGGAAATTCCACAAATTCATATATGGTTCTGGACTTTTAAGCTTCGGGCTTTCAAGAAAAAGGATAAAATTTATGGATGTTTTGAATTACTGCAATATAAGAGTTAGAAATTCTAATAAGAAATTTTACATTTCTCAATCAAAATAAACGTTAATGTAGTCTTCGATTCCCGCGTCTGTCAAAATAAAACAAGACTGCGAGGGGCGAGAATGTAAATTGAGTCTGTCCGCGTAAAGAGACTCGGCGGGAGAACCAATCAAATAAAAATCAAAAGTCCCGTATTCCACCATCTCTTTCTTATGTAAGTCCCCCGCCATCGCGACACAGTTTTTAGTTTCTTTGAAAAGTTCCTTATGGTTCATGATAACCGTCTGGATGTAGGCTTCTCTTTTAGGCCCATTAGCTGGTAATTTCGCGTCTAGAACGTCATTCGCCCCATGAGTTAGGATAAACATAGTATCCCGCATTTTAAAGACTCCCATTTGGGTGTGATAGTTGAAAAACTCTATATTCTTTTGATTCTTAAAAGCCTGCTTAACAGTTTCCACCAAAATATACTCACTAACCCCACCGTGATTCCCCCTTACGTTCCTTACTTGTATCGGGATATTTAATGCACTTAAAAAACCAACAAAATCAACCATAGTAGATAACGCCAAATCAAATTGGCCATCTCTGTTCAATTCCTGTTCTAGCTTCGTCCCCTTCTCCGTCGTTCCCCTTAGCCCGTCTAGGGTATCGCCTAGAATAAAAAGCGCAATTTCTTTGGGACGGTGGAATTTGAAAAGTTCAAGGATTTTGGATTTATACTTCTCAAAGAATAATAAATACTGCTGCTTATCCCATTTCTTACCGCTTTGCATTGTCTGAGGATCTGCGAAAGCTCCTGCGTGTGTATCCGTCAAAACCACGATCAAACTTTTATCATCGTTGACTTTTAGTTTCGGGGTGACAGGAATTTTAATGGCTGGCGCTTTCCATTTTTCGATGGCAGAAACAAATGGTTTCAGTTGCCCCATCTCTAGAGCCCGCCAATTCTCCGCCTCCCTCTGGGTCAAGGCCCAATTCTTCTTCTGAAACTGCTGGCTTATTTCAAATTTCTTATTTTCCAATAAGCTCTCCACCGAATTTTCTATGCTATTCTCTAATATATCCTCGTCGCTTAGAGGCAGGGAATCCCTAGAAATTGAGAATATCCCGCGATACTCTGAGAAGATGGAGCGCGGGATAGAAAAAGTAGAACAGATCTCCTCAACACTTCTGGCGTCTTCTCCGCTATAAGCTTTAATAATCCCACGATGAGTCTCGCCGGTAACGACAATATTCTTGGCAAGAGACTTGATGAAAACAATATAGCAGTCGTCTTCTTTATTGTAATAATACCCCTGTGGGTTTTCGAGATCTTTAATCAATCTCTGCTCTTCTGATTTTTTAGTCGCTGCCATTTCTCGTAAGATTATACCAGTTTTCGATCTCTTTTACACTCATAGCCCCGAAATCATTCTTCGTGGGCAGACAAATTCTCACATCTGAGAATAAAAGTCTCAAACCGCCCTCTATTTTTTTCGCCGCCTCATTACCAACGTTATTATTTTCTTTGTCGTCGTTTGTGGCAATTATAACAGAGTTGACGTTTAATTGTAAAAGCTTAGCTTTGATTTTTGGAAAGATCTTAACCCCAAATAGAACTAGAACATTTTCAATCCCCGCCGAATAAAGGGCTAGACAATCCCCAATCGACTCCACCAAAATTACCTCACGTTTCCTTTCGATTTCCGGGAAAGAGAAGTCTGGATAAATCCAATTCCTTTTTAAGCCCAAGTGTTTCCATTTTGGGCGATCTCCGTGGTCTTGAAGGATAATCCGCCCACTGACGCCAACAACCTCTCTCCGTTCGTTTCTGATGGGAAAGCAGAGCCTTCTAGTCATCTTCCCCGTCTGGACAAGTGCCGCTTCAAACTTTTGCAGGACTTCCTTCTTAATCCCGCGATCCAGATAGAACTTATAATTCGGCAGTTTCGGTAGTTCATCCCATTCAAATTTTCTACTTGAAAAAGACAATCCGTTTGACTCGAATCTTTCCGGTTGAAAATCGGCGTCCGCTTCCTCGATCTCTTCTCCAGTCGCCAAATAAATCAATTCCGCGAAACTCCCGTTTTGGTTAGCCGAAAAATCAACGAATCTACCGCTTTTCTTTGAGATTTTAAGACTTGTTGGATTTCCACCCTGCCTGTAAAAAGCCCTTGCCCGCCAAGAGTCGCCGTCATCCCTTAATTGAAACCCGGAGCTTTCAAGTTTTTCTTTCAGATCCATTAAAATACCTCCCCGTCGTCAGTTGGCTTGCTCGCTGGTAAAGGGACATTCCCGTTCAACATATCAATGACATCAAGAAGGCACCCTTTCTCCTCTACTGAGAAATTCTGGAAGTCGTAATTAATATAAAGCCTCTCCCATTCACCGCTTGGTAACTTGCAAATGTCTTGGAACCCCGGCGCGTCCGCCCCTTGCATACGACTCTTTCTAATTGTTAATTTATGAGTCCCAAAATTATTTCCGTCTCTCGCAATTTCTTCAGCAGTTTTCTTGAATAGAAACGCCATGATATCAACCACGTTTTCAATCCCCGAACTTAGAGCTAATTCATTGGATCTGTTATTAATCTGCCCCGCCACAATAATTGGACATTTTAACTCATTCGATAGGACTTTGATTTTGTCGGCCTCATCCTGCATTTGAGCGAAGGATTCAAAGCCGTTTGTCATCCCGGTTTTAGCCTTTAAATAGTCATAAAAAATAACAATCCTCTTGTCGTGATGTTTATATTTGAAGCGGCGGCAAATGGAAATTACTTCATCAATGTTTTTTCTACCGATGTATTTATGAAAGCAGGTTTTCTTTCTCTTCTCGATTTCAGGCCAAATCGCCCGAACTTTTGCCAACATACCCGCATCATACCTATACTTTCCGGTTGAGATATAATATTCTTTGACTCCGCTTAAACTGGAAACAAGGCGGGTTTGCTCCTGTTCTTTCGTTAACTCACTGTCTAGATAAAGGGCTATGATTTCGCCGGGAACAGTGATCTTTCTCATCATATCCTGCAAAAGAGTCGTTTTCCCTATCCCCGTTGGGGCGGCAATGAAAATAACTCTGCCGTCCGGCAAGTCGCCATAAAACCGTTGAAAAACCGGGTAAGGGTTTTTAATTCCGTCCTCTCTTGGTTCGTTACCCAAAAGCTCGATCCTCTCTTTTAGCCCGTCCAGCATATCAACCGGATCTTCATCGTTGCTATAAGCCTCTATCTTTTTGCTAAAAATAGACTCCGCGCCGCCAATTAATTCTTGACTTGTCCCGCCGATATTTTTCCTGACAAACTCCGCGATTTCCTCAGAAGTTTTGACTAACGTTCTGGCATTGTGGAATTTATGGAGAGTCTTGAAATAATCAAGGAAGTTTTCTCTTTTAACTGCCGAAATCGAAGACAGGGCGTTGATATAATCCGCAATGTCAATGTCCTCCACTTTGGAAAGGCCCATCCCTTTGATCCTATCAGTAAGGATAACCCGGTCAAACTTCTGGCCGGATATTACAAAATTCTTGATTACCAAAAAAATTGTCTTATGAGCCCGGAAATAAAAATGGTCTTCGTGAATGAACGTCAGAACGTCCACTACATCCTCTTGAAAGTTGATGCTTGAACTGATACAAGCTCTTTCAATCTCTTCTGAGTGTAATTTAATCATTCAAAAAATCTCTAATTGACTTGGGTTTTGATACAATATCCATCCCTACCTTTTCGGTGGAAAGTTCTACTCTTTCTATTTTAATAGATTCGTCCTTACGGGAGTAATAAGCTTTCCCTATCATTTCCTTGCCCTGTTCGCCGTAAAAGAACAGAAGAGTATTCAACTTGAATGGAATGGTGAATCTCGACCAAAAATCCCTGTCTGGATATTTTTTTAACAGGTTCGCGGCAACCCTCATGTTATTTCCAAATTCATTGATTTTTTTCTCATCTTTGAGAAACTTGTCAACCATCGCTTGTTTCAACTGAAAGTCGGCGTCCTTCGCCTTCGGAGGTTTGGGTTTTAACTTCAACTTTAGGGTTACTAAATAAGTCTTGATATCCGAAATGGCAGTCGGCCCGAATCCGCCGAGTTTCTTTAAATCCTCTTCTGATTTGGACAGGAGAGTTTCAATATCAAAAATGTCATTCTTAATTAGGAGATTCTTGGTCTTTTCTCTAACCAAAAAATCGTTAACATTAATCGTCGTCCTCATCGTCATCGTTTGGACCTTCGAACTTTTCTGAATATTCGTAGCGTTCGAAGTCCCGCAAATTTGATAGTAAATCTTTTGCATAGCTCACCAGCCCCCTTTTAATTATTTGATTGTCCGCTAGAAACACGAATTCCGGGTTTCCATCTCCGCCCATGTAAAAAAGCATGAAGCCGCCCGCCGTATGCTCATTTATTTGATTTAATACCTTACTAGGCATTGAAACTCCATTATCTTCTTCCGGCATGTCTATAAATACACTCCAAATTCGGAAAGAATCCATTCCTTCGAAAGTCTCTTTAAATCTTCGGGAAAAATCTCTATCAATTTTATTTTATTAATTTCACACCACTCCTCTTTTTTACTGTCCCGCTCTAACGATCTTCTAAAACCGTTTCTATTCCCGTGAAAATGTGAGTTATATTTCGAGTGTTGAGCCCCTTGCACCTCGACTCCCAACTTTTTAGACGAGTTATAAAAATCCAACCTCAACCTAGTTCCAACCAGAGGCATTTCCTCAAAAACTACATCATTATCCCAATATGGTCTAAGAAAATCCCTTACACTCTTTTGAAACTTGCTTTTGCTGTCACCATCCCATTTTACCCGGTTTTTCTCAATATTTTTGAATTTTACCTGCCCTCTTAAATTAAGAAATCTCACAACAATAACTTTAGTTTGGAAAACCATTCTACAGGAATGTCAGAATCGGGAATCAAAAAATCGTAGCGCAAACCAATCAGCATAACTAGATCCCAAATAATAATAACCCTTCCGCCCTCCTTCTCTAACATGTAGAAGGTCGTCAAATCGCGGGATTTGCTTGAATCTTTCAAGGTATCAAAAAGATCACGGGCGTCTCGGTAGTTAGATTTAAGGATTACGACAGTCATTTAGCAATATTTACGAGGTGAAGAATCGGGAGTATTAGATTCGATAATCTCCGGGTGTCCCGTGGGAGGGTTTGCCCTTAACCATTCATCAATCGCCCAACTTGGCCACCCTTCGACAACTGGCGTAGTCATATCTTCTTTAAGAACTCTTGAAGGGGTAATTTTATTAAAAAGCAAACTCAAATGATCTTTAATAATCTGAGTTTTTCTTTCATCCAAACTTTTGGGGTTTTCTATCTCGAAAAAACCATTTAACCAATACGCAAATTGTTCGCTATTCATAGTGCCAACGCTTTAACTTTAGCTTCCATATAAGCCACCAACTCGGGATGTTCCTCAAGATATTTAACAACCGAAGTTTCGCCTTGGATATTTGTCGGTTCCCCCTTTGGATTTAAAATTGAAAGTCCCGACTTGTCATCTTGTAAAAATTTCTCAAACATTTCGGTGAATTTAAACCATGCCCCGGATTTCAAAATCCACCCCCACTCTTGAGCCATTAGAAATGCTTCATACTCGCGCCAGATACCACCCTTATGTCTTAATTTAACCGGAAGGTCAAACTCTACGTTTGTAGTTTCATTATAGGACTTTGTTAGTTTTATTTTGGTTTTATTGCCAATAATACTTTCACCGTCTTTGATAAAAGTATCAGACCAACCTTTAAAAAGTCGCCCCGTAATATCAGCATAGAATTTGGGGGATTTGCCGCCGCTTGGACTTGCGGATTCCCGGCCTGCCCCCATTCCTCCGATGTTCTTCGTTCTAAGCTGGGAGCACATGTATAGATGATGCCCGCCGCCATGGATAGGATTGCTTAGTTTTTTGCCCATCACCGAATTCAACAAGGCTCCACCGGCGACCTTTTGTGCGTCGTGGAAAGTCTTCTCTTTGTCCGCTTTTGTAATGATAGCATCCATGCTATCAAGCAGGAAGAAGAACCTATACCCCTTTTTATTACGGCAGATAACTTTATCCATCTGCTCGAAAATATCCTCTCCTGTATTCCCGCGAATCCAAGTCAACCGGGATTGATCGATCCCCGACATTTCGATCTTGTATTTAGTTCCGCGACCTTCCGCATCAAAATAGAAAACCCACGCCTTATCTCCGTATTTATCCTGCCAGTTTTTACCCCAAACCAAACCTTGTGCCGTTTTGCCTGTTTCTTCGTCACCAAAGAACAAAGACATACCGGGTCTAAAACCACCATTGATTAAAATATCAAACCTAACGCTGCCTGTCGAAATAATCTCATCTTCATAAGAACCAATCGTTTCGCCGCTGAACAAGCCGTAATTTTGGTGTTCACCCTCAGTAATAATCTGCTCCATGATAGTGAATGGAGTTTCCTCTTTTTTCTCTACCTTTTCGGTTTCCTCTTTACTCTTTTTGGCCATCAATTTTAGGACTGAATTTTTTGCAAAACTTGCACTGACCTTCTTCAAGGCCGTTGATATCTAACTCGTAACAAACGTAACCAATTTTACGCCGTTTAACACAACAGGCTTCATGCCCATAATCTTCCTTCGTGGGAGATCTAAACCGACAACGATTAAAATTACTTAGACTTCCTCCGTTTGGATCTTGTGACGCCATTTGGTTTTACCTTTCCCAACTTCAATTACGACCGATCTTTTAGTAACTTTGACACATTTAATATCTAGGTCTTCGCTGTTCTCCGGGCTTTTGAGTAAAAGCTGTTCAAGATACGAAATGTCGTCTTCTCTCTTTTGAGCGGGGGAGTTTGTTCGCATACTTACTTTACCAGTTTTCCGCCCGTTTTTCAGCTAATAGAGCGAAAAAACATCAACCCTTTTGTGCTTCAAACCCTTTTCCAAATCGTAATCTCTTTCGCACATCAACTTGATATGATCTGAAAATGGAATCCTGTTTGGAATCCAACCTATTGTCTCTACTGCTTTCCGGGGATCTGCCACTAACTTAACAACTTCGTTTGGCCGGATTTTGTTCTGATCAAACTTGGCATATTTTGTCCAGTCTAAATTAAAATAACCAAAAGCGTAATTCAAGTAATCTTCCCCGAATTGAGCGTTTCCATTACCTATTACTAAATCAATTGGAAAATCTAGCTGAAGCATTTTATACATCGCCTCCACCCCAAAGTCAGAAAGGTGCTCGTCCCGGTAATGTTTTAGATTTCCAACTGTGAAAAAGTCAATCTTACCCAAGGCAATCTTGGCGGCTGAACTTGTAACGTGCCGGATGAAAAAGTCATGCCCTCTATAAATATTAGAATGATTAAATAAGAAACCAGAAGAAATAAACATCCCATAAGTCTGCCGAAAGTATTTAACCCAATTGTAAGCAAGATTTTTCGCGACAGAATATGGAGATCTACACTCAAACGGACTTTTTTCAGAAAACGGATTGTTTTTGACATCCCCTCCAAACATCTCGGAAGTCGAGGCTTGATATATCCTGCACTTGGGAGCCAAGTGTCTTAGGCATTCAAACAGGTTGTAAGCGCCCATCCCGGTTGCGTTGATCGTATAAACCGGGTTGTCGAAACTGTTCCCGACGTGGCTTTGAGCGGCCAAAGCATAGACTTCATCGATCTCCCCCAAAGTTCCAAGAATAAGCTCGACACATTTGGCTACAGACGCCGAATCTGTAATATCGCAGAACTCAAGACTGAAAGAACTTTGCGGGTTATTTTTTAAATCTTCGGCGAAAAGTTCCTTTAAATCGACGGGATTACTTGAAGAATTCCGCCGATAAGTCATCACTACATGATAATTCTTCGAAAGAAGAAAATGAGTGAGGGTTTTGGCATCCATCCCACACCCTGTAATTAACGCTATTTTTTTGGGCTTAGAATTTTTTTCCATTTTCGGACATGCGATGTGCGTGAGTATGGTCAACCCTAACGGAATTATACTTAAGCTTTTCCTCAAAAGCCCCTTGAAGATCGTATCCAAAACCACCAACATAATCGAGGATTCTTATGACCGCATCCGCAAGTTCCACTTCCGCGCCATGCCTATGAGTGAGCTTATCATCTTTCAAATTCTTTCGTTCTGACTCCATAGCCTCCGCAATTTCGGAAACTATAAGCATTAAAAGCTCACCCTTGTTTCTTTCGATAGGCTGCTTTGTCACGGGGTCTTGCCACCATTTTATATTTGCTTGATGAACGGAATCGGCTAGTTGGTTTAAATCCATACTTATTATACCCGTTTATTCCGGAATTTCTGATAAAGTCCCGATCATTCCTATCAAATTTCCCTTTCTATCCTTAATAAAATAAGAATAGCCGCGCATAGGTCTTGGGGACTCTGGATTCACACAATAATCCAAGGAAAAATCCCGTCCCTGTTCCAAGCAATGAGCCCATTCGTCAAACACCCTGTCTCTGTCATCCGGGCAAATAGCGTTTATCCACCCATTACCCAATGACTTATCGGACGCCAAACCTGTAAATTCCTGCCATTTTGGACTTACCCAAATACACATGCCATGCTTATCCGTCTCAAAACAGGCGATTTTCATTTCTGAAGCGATAATCCTGTTTTTTTGAACAACTTCGGAAACCCCTGATTCTAAACGATTTATAGCGTCTCTTAAGGAGCTTCCGCCGTTGGGTTTGAATTCGGCGGCTATATTTTCTAGAATTGGAAGGGAATCCATTAATTTCACATGAGCCTCTTTAAGCTTTTTTAAAAGTCTTGAACCGGGTTTCCAGACGAACTTATAAATTCCATAACCCGCTCCCAATGAAGCACTTACGGCCAATCCGATTTGCTGGATTGAAACTAGAGGGAACTTCCCAGCGAACGTATCTAGAAAAGTAAAGTCCATGTAATTGGAATATACACTAAGCGTTATTATTAAACCCGCATGGTTTTGAACCCATTTCTTTCAAAAACCCATCGGAATCAAAGGGTTTGAACGCTCTCACCACATCGTCCTTCCTCATTTCTCTCAAAACGGGCCTTTCGGTGTCATTCATTATATCCCACTCCCATTCTATTACTCGCGGGGCTCGCCCCCTAAATCTATTCACCCGCTCACATAAACTAATATAATACTCATCTGTGCTGACGTGCTTTGATAAATTAATATCTACGTGAACGACTTGGATATTCTCTAAAACATAACCTTTATACCTGTCTATTCTGTCAACAGAAGCGGTTACTCTGCCCTTTTTTTGATCAAAATTGAGGATTTCCCCGGTAAAAGCGCATCTTTTCCCCTGTTTTCCAAAAACATTCCATATATCTTGGGCGGAAATAGTGCATTCTTTCTTCTTTGTTAATGCTCGGGTCTGGATACTTCTAATAAAAGCGTTGGGAATTTCTTTCACTTCGGGCGCTTGTATCCTTTTTGTTATATTCAAAACTTTAGCTCTACCACGAACAGCATGATCAGTCTTCCCCAATTCGGAGGCACATTTTGCAGCGCCGAATTTTTTATAATTTAGTCTTAAAAAATCATCTTGCTCTCCAGCCCAAGTTTTTTTAGAATCATGGTAACACTTCCTACACCCATGCCCGCCCAAATGATCTGCCGAGGACTGACTAATCTCTCCATGCAGGGGACATGAGTATTTTATTTTATCCTTCATTTCTGTATAAATAGTGTTTGAATAGTCATATTTGTCACCATGTGCAATCTTAACCCTATTTATAAATTCACTTTGACTTAATTTGGCCTTGGGAATGTATTTTGAATGTTCCAACATTTTGTCAGCCGGAGAAACCAAAAATAAATTATCGGCCCTGTTATTCCCCCTATTTTTGTCTTTCCAATAAACTAGATAACCCTTCGGAATGTTGCCGACAAATAACGAATAAATAACCCTATGAAATGCTAGCGTTCCTAATTTCGGCCAAAACCCCTTCGGTAATTTTCTAGGAGTGACACCATCCTTTTCTCTAGCATTCCCAAAATTAGAAACCCAGTAGCTATTTTCGCACTGCCTCCAAATCTCCTCTATCATAAATTTATATCTTAATCTAACAAACCGGCAAAATCATCCTCCGTAACGTCATTATCAATCGAATTAAGCTTATAACTCGTAATAGTATTGGACTCTTGAGGGGCAACTTGAGTTTTTACCTCATTCCCATCCCCGTCCATCCCGAAATAAGAATTTATCCAACTCCCCAATGGATTCTTCTTTATTGGAAACATCTTTTTATATCCTAGTGTTGCAAGTCTATTGTTAGTAATCCACTCGGCATACCCAGAAGAAGTTTCCTCGTTGAGTCCAATCAAATCCCCTTTGGAGAACAGGTATTTAAACCATTTTTTATCTGTCTCAACCGCCAAACGGAAAGCTTCGAGAATTTTAGGTTCACTTTCCTTGATTAACTCTGAAAACCCCTCCTCCTCGTTGTCCCTCAAAATTTTAAAGATATTGGCAAAATTCGCTACATGCAGGTTTTCGTCTCTCGCAACTTCCTTCACAATATCCGCCGACTTAAACCCGAACTTGGACCCAAAATAAAAGCTTGTCACGAAGCTATTATAAAACATGATTCCTTCAGTGATGTAATTCTGAACAATCGTATCGAGAATCAGCTTCTTCACATCTTGCTCTTTCGGATCGAACAATGCGTTATAAGCATTAATAATTTCGCTCAATCTGTCTGTTATATTAACATCCTCCAAGATTGAATCGAAGAACTGCGACATGTTCTTTTCCATCAAGGATTTAAGGATATGAGTGTAGGAGAATGAATGAATACACGTCTCCACACAAGAATGAATGGCGAGCGAACTTTCTAGTTCTTCGTTCGTCACATAAGTTTTAAGAGTGTCTAGCCCCCTCATTAGTAATGAGTCGCACGCCGTCTGCCACCTCAAATTGCTGTCAAAAATAAACTTCTCCGTTTCGTTTAAATTCCTGTATTTGGCCCGGTCTTCTATGAGAGAGATTCTTTCAGGCATCCAAATAAACTGCATTTGCTGCCTATAAAGCTCAAGAAAGATGGGATACTTCGGCTTGTCATATCTCTGAATCCCCAACTCATCTCCTAAAAATAGAAGATTCTTCTGGCGCGGTTTTGTGTTAAAAATGTTCATACTGCACACGCCCCCGACTCGCACCCTTGGGTTTCATTTAAATTGTGAACATTTCCGTCGTCGGAATTCGTATAATATATGGTTTTTAAACCATATCTATAAGCGTTAATCAGATCCTTATTGATCACTTTGGCCGGAATTTTTCCTTCAGGGTAATGACGATAGTTATAATACAAATTTGTAGAAATAGCCATATCACAATACTTCTGAATGACGGCCATCATCTTCAAGTGATCTTCGTTGTCAGCATTCTCAAAAGCATACTCGTAAGTCCATCTTTTGTGATTTGGAGTCACGACGGGAATTTCCTTACTTTTATTACTCTTGATAAGAAATTTGGAGCGCGGGCGTTCAATACCATTCGTTGAATTTGTGCTCAAGCTGGAAGCTTCACACGGCATGTAGCAAGTCAAAGTTGAATTTCTTAACCCGTGCTTGCGAACTTCTTCTCTCAACCAATTCCAATCCATTTTTAATTCAGAAGTGATAAATGAATCAATTGATTTCTCGTAAGTGTCAATGGGGAAAGTGCCGTCTGAATACTTGGTTTTTTCGAACCACTCGCATTTACCCTTTTCTTGAGCCAACTTGTTTGAGGCTTTCAGAAGGAAAAATTGGAACTTCTCGAAAAACTCATTCGAAATAGAACGCGCTTCTTCGGAAGAATATTTTAAACCTTTCTTCGCTAACCAAGCGGCAAAATTTGTAACCCCAATGCCAAGAGAGCGATACTTAGTAGCAAAATTTTCAGCAGGAAGACAGAAATAGTCTTGGTAATCAATTAAATGATCAAGCATCCTCACCGACAAATTACAAACCTTTTCCAAATCGTCGTCAGTTTTTATATTGACCGGATTAATGGCACAAAGAATACAAATTCCCAAAAGTCCCTCTGGATCATTAAGGTGTTTCATTGGGGTGGATGGGTGAGTCACTTCTTGGCAGTTTGATACCAAAATTCCATTCGCATAAAAGTTATGATTTCCCTCTACGGTAATATCATACACGCGACACTTCGACGCAAGTTTTGTAATTTTCAACATGTAGATTTGTTCTTTTTTATTTTCCCAACTTGAAGTTTTAATAAATTTATTCTAGGATCGTCGGGGAAAATATAATATTGTTTCGTGCCATCATTATATGCTCTTCTTCCCTTTATGGCATTTGAAATGTTTCTCGACCTTTCTTCGTTCCTAATATTATATTTAAAATCAGAATCAGAAAATGAGATATGAGATTCGGCTAATTTGTTTTTCAGCCTCAAAATGAGGCCATCAATTTTTTCTCCATTGAAACGGCAACCAGAGTAATTGACTGGTAGGCCAATCGAGGCCGAATACCTTCTCCATTCGTTTTTTGTAAACTTACCTCTTTCTAAAAAGAATTTAAAAGCGGCGTCAATAATTTCGTCGTCAGTCTTCCCACATGAATTGGGGTTGGTTATCCCGCTTAGCCTGTTCCTAAGTTGTCTTAAAAAAGATTTTCTTTTACCCTTGGGTAAATTTCCACAAATATTGCCCCCGTCTCCCCCGCGAGTTAAATTATAACCCGTTGGAACAAACGTGCCATACTCTTTTATACAAAAAATCTCCTTTTCAATAGCGTCTCTCGCCGATAAGTTTTCGAAAAGAACTCTGCTTTTGATTTGCGACGGACCATATTTTCTGATTGCCTTTGAAAATAAAGTTTTTGAACCTCTCATTGCGTTTTGAATATGTTTTCTGAGTCTGAAATCTATTCCAAAACACGTCATCCCCACATAAGATTTCCCATTGGGGAATGTATGTATATAAACTATGTAATTGTTTTTGTCGAGTGCGATACTCACATAGAAGTATTACACCTAATCAGCCGCGAAATTACCGCAAAAATTAAAAGATATCCAAAAGATCCGTTTCCAGCAAATTTTGAGCTTCCACATACCCTCTGTTTCGAGTCCAGATCTTGTGATCCGGCGTGCATTTTATAGATTTCCCCGTAGTCTCATCCTCTATTTTAATGATTTCTCCGAGCCCCATATCGAACGACGCTTCGACCTTCCTATATTCACTATCGCCGGACTTTGTATCTTTAGACCTTATTAGGATATTGCCTCCAGCCTCAATTAATTCATGAAGCTCCGACATGGTAACGGAGCACGGCAAATCATTAATGGTTATATCTACTTTCGCCCGTCCGTCAATACACAAATTCGACATCCCCACCTTCTCTTTAAAGCTGCCGTGTTTGTTTACGTGATCAATGTTTAAAACATACAGTCTGCCGGTTTCGATCCTAAACTTATTAAAAAGAAGAAACAAATCACGGGCCGAAACTTTGCGCTTCATTTTAATCTTATGATTATTTTCAGCCTTGATATAAAGCTCGTCAAATTCGGGCAATCCAAAATATTTTTCAAGCTCTGGAACTTCGTGAGGATTGAAAAGTGTAATACTCTCGTTCTTTAACCAACGGTCATAAAATAACTTACTTATAGCAATCGAATAATCAATGTCCCCGACCCTTGACTCTGGCGGACGCATTACGTCCTTCAACTGAATGATTTCCTCAATCTCGTAATCCCAAATCGGAATTGTTACTGTCGCCGCACCCGAACGAGTAGAAGACTGTAGCCAAGCTTTGATTGTATCTTGAATGATTCTTAAGAATCCGACTTTGCCCGTATGGGCATTCTCTCCGCCCTTGATTGGGGCTCCAATCGGGCGCATTTTTGTCATATTAACGCCAATACCATACTTTTTTGCAGTAGCCTTGGCTATGACTTCGTAACCCGTAGCAATTTCATCTACAGAATCGCCCATATCTAAAAGTAAACAGCTCGCGAAGGATTTAGAATTAGTTCTTACCCCCGAAAAAACCGGAGTAGGTAAAGAAATTTTATGCAAAGAGTATGCGTCATAAGCATCTTTAATCAGGTCTTTATCTTTATGAAACAAGACCATGGCAATCAACATATAAGCCAGATTGGGAGTCTCAAAAACCGTCTTCTCAACTGCGTTTTTAACCAAATATTTGTCGATAACTTGAGACAGTCCCGAATATTTAAAGGTAAAATCTCTGTCGTGATCAATCAAATCTCCGAAATCCTCAATCTCTTTTTCGGAATACCACTCTAAAAATTCATTGGTGTATCTTCCCGCCTTTATACCTTTGATAATAAATTCGTAAAAATTAGGTGGAATCTTGCCTCCCCATACCTCTTTTCTCAATTCGTAATTTAAAAGGTTGGCCGCAACAATCTCATAATTAGGATCACTCTCAGTTATGAGAGAAGCCGCCGCCTGTATTAAACCCTTATGGATCTGTCTAGTAGAGATTCCATTTCTAATGTTAGTATGGAACGCAAGAGCTACCTCATTCTCAGAAACATCACGGACTCTCTCGCAAGCCCATTTTATAACTTTGTTGGTTTTGTCGGCGTCAAACTTCTCCAAAGATCCATTCCTCTTTTTGACTTCAATCTCCATATTATATTTCAACCTTATCAATTTTTAGTAAATCCGAATGGGGTTTCCCGCCCCGCTTGTCAGAATAGTTCTTATAAAACTTCTCCTTCACCGTATCCTTACCTACCTCTTTCTCCCTCTTATGAGAGAATTCCTTACTAAGATCGTAAAGATCCCCCATCGTTCCTTGCATCTGCCCGCTTTTCCTTACAAAAGCCTGCTCAGACGTATCAGAAATTCTTGTGTCCGTTGATAGTTGCGGCGATAAAAAAACTCTGTTCCATTCCACCCCATCCTCAAAATATCGGTGAACTTCCGACATTTTTTGAGAAACCTCCTTAACCTCCCCAGTATTTGGGTTTTCGTAAACATAAAGCATAGAAGTAGTTTTTACACCGTTTCCCCGGCTCGTTCCTCAAAATCGCCAAAGATTTTATTATAAGACTTTTCCCAAGTAAACTCCTCTTGAAGTCTTAGGCCAGCTTCGTTAATTGGATTATTAGACACTCTATTTAACACTACGTCCAACTTGTCTAGAAATTCCTGTTCGTCCCAAACAAAAATCGAACCGTTGTTAAATACGTCACCCTCACGGAAAAATACATTGTCAATTAGGGGCGCTTTCATTATTGGATCGATCAAAACGCAATTCTCTTCGTTCGCCCAAGACTTTACTCCGTTAACGTGATGAACAATGCCGTGTTTACCCATTGCAACCGCCGAAAAAGATGGAATTGACCATGCTTCCCCGCCCGACATATCAATAACATAATCACAACTGTTCAGAACCGCATTAAACTCTGACAGCGTTTTATAATAAGGCAGGACGTTAACGTTGAAATAGTTCTGCCCGCCGAAACAGGACATTAAAAACTGTTTATTCTGTTCTGGAGTAAAAAATTGATTATAAATGGAAAGGTGAAGCATGTGCTTCTTGTTGTTCCCGAACTTCTTCAACCAAGTTTTAACTGCTTTCGCGGTTTGCTTCCTTAGCTCCCATTTGCCGCACAGTAGGCCAACGGTAATCTCATTGTTGTAAGGATGCTTTTCGACGCGCCTAAAGTGCTCAGAATCGAAACCAAGGGGCACGTAATCAACATTACTCAGTCCTTGAGCTTTAAAAACTGTCGCCGTGTATTCGCTGGAGAAAAATACCCTCTTCTGTTGTGAAAGAATGTTTAATTCTGGTTGAGTCGGTTTGTCCAACTCATAAAAAGTAAGAAGGAACTGTTCGTTTGAACATGATTCCTCAGAACCTTTAATATGCCAAAGCTTGAATCCGGGGTCACTTCTTTTATATCTGAAACAGGCTATGCGGGCCGCACTAGAAAGCCAATCCGCAAACTCTTGGCTCATTTTGTCGAAACTTGACAAGTCAACCTTCCCGATGGGGAATAGGTTAACATCAAGATTCTTTTCAAAAGCTTTCTTCAGTAGATTGTAACCTACGAAACCAAAGCTAACACTATTTAACGGAACGTTTACATTGATCATTTCAAAAGTTCTTTTTTTCTAGTTAAAAAATCCAGATAGGAAATATTCTCAGTCGGCCAAAAGATTTTCTTTTTAAATGGCTCGAATGGCTCCAAAACTGTTTTTAATATCTCCCGGCAAACTACAAGAGACGGGCAATCTAAAATTGTTTCGCTCCGCCCCGCTCCCTTACCAACCGATAAAACCACCCGAAAAACCTCTTTCACCCATAAAACTGCTATTTCTATGTCTGCTTTACTTGCCGTTTCCCCATCATTCTTAAGATGAGCAATGAATCTTACTGGATTGTCGCTCACTTTTTGACTAATTTTCTGAAGATTAAATCAACAAACAGGGCGAAAAGAGCATTGAAACAGACTTCCCGGAAGTCAGCAATATAGTTTATAATATAAAGAAATAGGGAAACCCACCAAGAAAAACACAAAGGGCACCTCAGAGGATATAAAAACTTTTCTAATAGTAAATTTTCTTGAGTTTTGGCGTGATTCTCCCAATTTACGATTCGTTGATTTAAAAAGTCAAAGGCTTGGCTGTAATTATACAACCAATAGACAAAATAAATAGAAGCGGCGGTTAAAATTTCACTCATTTCCAAAAACTCTTATAATTTCCCTTCTCTCGATTTCTTCCGAGATCCCTTTGAAAAGCTCGTCCGTCTTATTTAACTCTTCTGGATATTTCTCAAAACACCGCCACTCAAACTTAAAATCCGCCATCTCTTTTACTAAAACGTCATTCCGGGCTTCGTCCTCATTGACATAAGGAATTTGCTTACCATTCTCACCTAAGCGTGTTACGTGGATTAAGATTCCGCCTTTGTTTTTAATCCAGAACGCTTCGTCACTTTCGCCCAACTCCGCATACCTCAAGTCTGTTACTACCGCAATGTCACATAAAGCGTCTCTGGAGGCTTTTTCTTCCAATATCTGAGTCCAGTATCGCCCTTTCGTTTGAGCCCTCTTAGCCCCTCCAAACGCCACCAAAAGGGGTCTGATAAGAGCCTTCTCCTCTGTTATCTCAGTAAATGCAGAAAATCCGAATTCCTTTTGAACAAAAGTATCTAATTTGTCCTTTAGTGGATCTGCCAAGGCGAACCTTTTCGCAACCAACCCAGTTTTTGCGAATTTCTCGATTAAAATTTTCCCAAGGGAGTCTTTCCCGACCCTTGCGGCGCTACCGATTCCAATAAAAATCATATTTTATACCGAACCTTGTTTAATTGTGATTCCATTATCGGAAAACTCAAATCCATGGTGATAATATCCGTTGTGGCAATTGAAAATATGAATAAACTTTTCCGAGTCTCCTTTAGTAATCCTAAAAATTACCATACTGCCTTCGTCAAAAACCGAAATATTCTCTATCTCCCTGAAAAACGATCTATCAAAATTCCACCCCGGCATATCTTCGGGAGTCCCGTCTTCGGTATTTTCGCGAGCGATAGGTTCGAAAGCTTGTTTGTCGGAAATGAACCAATCAGCGTGCTCACAGCAACTTTCGCTCAAATCATACCCCATAACAACATTATTTTCATCTATGAAATTAATCTTGTCTGACCAAGATTCTGATTTATGAAATATCCTCATTTTGCTTCGGCGTTATTAGAACAAGTGATTATCCAAGGTGGGGGAATGTATGGATCTTTTTCAATAAAAATGGGATACGGAATAGTCAGAGGTTGTGTAGGAGAAGTTTTAATACATTCCTGCAACTCCGCGATCTTTTTCCAAACGTCCGCCCGCTCAGAGAATACCTTTGATAACTCTTCATGAAGCTTCCTTGCCGTCTCCAGCGGAATCTCAAGTTTTAAATCATCAACAGTAACGATAATTTGAGTTTCCATATTAACCTTCGACAATATCGTTTCTGAATTTCTGCTGTTGTGGGCCGGGAATCATGAGCATTCCGGGGAATGGTGAAGACTCCTCTGCGTTAGTTCCTTTGACGAACTCAACCGCCACATCCCTGAAAGATTGGATAAATACAATTAAAACAATCCCCGCGATAATATATAATACTGATTTTTCTGACATCATTTTGTTTATTTTTTGTGAATTTCTGAAGGAGGTAAAACGTGAAATTGAAACTCCTGTTCTTGAGACTCTGAACCATCCCCCTGCCCCTCGCGTCCTTCTCCATCACCTTCCCCGTCTCCGCTCTCTCCTTTACCTTTGCCACTTCCTTTTTTGCCATTACCCCCACCAGATCCGCCTTTTGAAAACTCTCCTTCTACTACCTGACCCTCTCTAGTTCGCGGAATGACATTTTTCTCCATTTCTTGATGTAGATTCCTAGAATAAGGAACGTTAAAAAGTCTAGGCTCGTTCCTCTGACTTTTGTAACCGAACATGTTTAAAAGCCGGTTCTCATATTTGTCTCTTTTGCTTTCCACCAATAGGTAAATCGCGCCTTTTGATCTGGAATACGGATTAGGTTCTTTAATAACTACCGAATGAATTCCAACTCTTCCGGGAATCTCATCTGAAGCCCAACCAAGGAAACTCCACATAGAAAAATAAAAAACAACAACGAAAGTAAAATAAAGAAGAATCGACGTGATTTTCAGAATCCAAGAAACTCTTGATTCGACTAAGAGCCAGAAGGCTAGAAGCCCGCAAATCATCAAGAAAATAGGGAGCGTAACTGTCATTGTCCTACATCTGCCTCCTTGTTCATGCTCACGATTTTTTGCGGCAGTTCGTTCAAATCTATAACGTCCCCTTTTTCATCAACCTTGAACCGGAAAAAGGTATGCTCATCCCCGCTGACTTTGAATTCCCGCTCTTTTAATTGAAACTCTTTAAAAGGTTTTACTTTTACTAATTTGCATGTCACCTTCTCGGCGGGAGAGTTTGGTTCTTTTAAGTAGCAATGACCATTGACTACATACTCGCCTTCTACCGTCCCACGGACAGAAACTATCTCTTGATTCGCCTTTATAACTACTTTGTCCGAAGTAGTATCGTTTCTTGAACCTAGATCGTCGTGAGCGAGACTGAAAAGGCTGTTTTCCCCGCCCTCTCTTCTGTTAAAGCCGACCAATCTTCCTTGGGGATCTTTGGACCATAGATCCATGTCGGTCTTTGACTCTCCGGGCCAATCCATGACGATCTGATACATCACATTTGGCGCTAGTGCGGGATCTGACTCATTTTTCGAAGCAATCTTCGAAAGAGTTATGATTACTAGAAATACAAGAAGAATATTAAATAATACCTCCGTATAAGTCGTAAAATTCAAAGTAGGTTGCTCGAACTTCCTCATTTAACTTTATACTGAATGATGTAAGTTTGAATCTGAAGTAGAACTGAAGCTACAAGACCAAAGAGTGTAGTAAACATCAGAGTGGAAGTCCCGGTTTTAAGGTCTAGGACGATCTTGTTCGCATCCGCACCGGGATTTAGGGAAGCTCCCATGCTGTAGCAGAAACCAATAATCGTTCCCATTAGCCCTAGATTAAAGAAGTGAGAGGAGACGAACCATGAAAAATCAAGCTTCTTTTCGAAGAAAAGACTATCATCCGCCGATAATGGAAGAGTTTTCGAATCCAGCTTTTTAGCTAAATTAGCCGCAAAAACCGACATTCCAACATAAAGCAGAACGATTACGGAAGAAATATAAGAAACATCGTGCTCAATCACTGTTTCAAATAGCCCCTTTTGATGCGCGAAAAACGCGGAAGTTAAAGTAACAACATCTAAAAGGAGTAATCGTGTAAAGGTCTTCACCATTTATTTTACCAGAAAGCGGGCTCATTTTCCGAAACATCTACAAGTCCGCGTTCTTTCAAAACTCTGATTACTTTTTCGGAATCTTCTTTTTCTGGGGAGCAATTATGTTTGCCTCTGAATTGAACAACCTTTCTTCCTGTTACTTGCAAACAATATTTGATTTTTTCCTCTTTAAAAACGCCAAAAATGGTGCATCTCTTTTGAGCGACCATCGATCCGTAAGATCCAACGCAATGGGAAAGTTCGTTACCCCAATCAATCAAATCATGGGAATTTTGCGGAAGCCTAATGCTCAAATTGTCTTCACAAGCGCCATGAATACCCAAAATCTTATCTTCGTATTTAAACTCTTCTACTGGCCTTATCCGTTTTTGATGCTGGCGGTAGATATAATTATGGAGATCGTGCCAACAAGGTTTTAAATTTCTTGGGATTTCGCAAGGATGTTCTGAATAAAACTTAACCGTATCCCGGACGAGGCCCACAACTCTTGTTGTATCATGAACCTCTTTAACTAATCTGATTCTAGAATCCTGTTCAAAGTTTCTTAATAATTTTCTATAAGGAGCTTGTTTTGGTGTCTCAAGCGGCACAAGACCTTTATTTTTAGCCAGTTCGAAAACGCGGGTAGTTTTGAAAGTTTCAATATTTTCCGCAAAAAGTTTGACAGTCTTTTTCCCTTTGCTTCCCGTCGCTATTTTAACCATTTCCTTGAACGGGAGCTTGTTTCTGAAGATTTTGGGATCAACCCTCATTAATGACACGTCTTTTCCTAAAGTTCTAAGTCCGGGGTAAATGCATGTTTGGATTTCTCTGCTAAAGTCCAGCGACCCTTTAACGCTAATTTTCGGCAGGAATTTGTAATTGTTTTTAATAAGAAAATCTTTTAATACAGCGAGAAATCTACGGTAAACCACCGGGTCTGCTTTGATTGGAATACCTAGCCCATTGGGTTTTTGATTTTTATTTCTAACAGTTCTCTCTGTGGGATTTCTTTGGTATAGATTTAACTTTCCGTTCTTAATCGAAAAGATGTAATAACTTGAATCTGAATTAACGCTGGAAACTCCACCGACACCAAAATAGAATTCTTTAACCCAAAAATACAGCTTATCTGGTTGATTTTTCCTTACGCTTAATAATAGGTTCTTGCCAGAATTGGACATTGTTTTCTGTCTGGCGTTATAAGTCTGAAGTTTAGCAATTCTCCATACGTAACTTTTCTCCGTTTCGGAGAATTTAATTGCTTTTGGTAATCTCACAGTTTTATTAATTCGTCCGTTTTAAAATCCAAAACCACCGACTCTCCATCAATGCCTTCTACCTCAAGAAGAGCATTTTCCGCGTTGTGAAAATGAACAATCGTTCCCGATGTATTGGGAATACCCCGTATTTGAGCGGCCTCTGGTTTGATGCCGACGACCTCATGTTCTTTAAACTGACTAATTAATTCTATTAAAAAGTTTCTAATACCAATCATTTCCGGGCATCGGCGGAAACTTTCAACATAAATTCTTAATTCCCCGCGATGATTATGGCCGTTTTGACGAATGTATTCCTTACAACCCTCTTCTGTAAAAGCAACCATAACAGTCTCCCATCTATCTACGTAACCAAACTCATCCCACTCATCTCCCTTGGGTTCTTTAAAGTCTTTGTCATCGTCGTAAATTGTTTCACAGTTAGCCCCGTCAACCCAACATCTTGTATCGGAATAACGATAGTCGTATCCCACATCCCGCCTTTTCTCTTGAACGCAGAACATTGGATCTGCCGTGCATCGGCTGTCTTGGGTATTTAATCTCTCGGTAATTGAGAGAAGAAATTTTAATACGTCTTCATTCATACTATAGACCAAAAGCCTCAATTGTAAATTTAAACGGATTGCCGGGAATCTCTTTCACTAATCTTAACATTTCAGCGGCAACGTCTCTAGTCTCCTTCTGCGCGTCCGGCTTCAAACGCAAACCCCAAAAATGTAAAAATGCTAATAGAGAACCCGTCCAAATAAACTGAGTCTCCAAACACAATGGAAGTATAACCCGCGCCTGCTCTTTCGCAACCCCAGCTTCACACAACTCCGAATATAGAATTTGAGAAGCAAGATTATGCTTGTTCATTTTTTCTATCAAATCCGGTCTATCAAGATCCCCTTCGCTTCCCTGCTTGGAAGATTTGGATTGCCGCCTAAGAGTGGTAGTCTCGTAGTATTTATCGCTAAAGTCAACGTATCTTCCGCTAAGACTGTTGGCTGTAATTCCGACCTGATGTTTGAACAACTGTCGCTCAACAAAAATCGGGCACTCTATTCTAAATTGCAACTGAGGATGTCTAAATGGGGCGGTGTGCTTGTGTTCAACGAGGTATTTTATAAGTTTGTAATCTTTTTCGTCCAAGATCTCTTTTGACTTACCGTAACTAACGCGGGCCGCATTAATTACCATCAAGTCATTGCCAAATTTATCTAACAATTCCACTTTCATAAAATATTCAGTATATATCTATCTTTAAGTTTTCTTCCGCAAGTGTCAAATTTTATTCTATTTATGGACGATAAAGACAAACCGCTCTTTTCGGCCAAATCTTTTAAAGAATATCCACTATACCTCTTATCTATCCGCCTGTCAATCAACTCGCACTTTAAGGCGTTCGGCGGAATTTTACCAGCCCGCACTCCCAACTTTTTAATTCTCTCGTCGCTATTTTTTGTCAGCCCTTTATTCCACCTAGGCTTTGCTAAAAAATTCTTCATCCTCTCTTTCTTATGGTCTTCGTCCTCTTTCCTACCAAACATACCATTGTTAATGCCGCCGTTCGCTTTGGATATTTTATCTTTCGTTTCCTTGGAGTGCTTAAACCCCTTTCTTGACTCAACCATCTTCGCTATCTGCTTTTGAGGCAACTTTTTCCCCAACTTGGCCTGTCTCATTTTGTATTTGGCGTGATCTGTATGTTTGTATCCGGTCGGCCTATCGGATTTTTTGCAATTATTAAACCCAATTTTTCTATTATAACATTGGGTTAAATCCATCCAATATTGCTCTCTTTCTAACAAAGACTCTCTTTCACACTCTTCCAAAACCATCAGCGAAAATTCATTCGCTCCGTATAGATTATATGCATTTTGTAAATGTGGGTTGGTATGATTATTATTCTTCAATCTTCGAAAGTGGACTTTAATCCTTTTATCTACGTCTTCGGAAGAACCAATGTAAATCTTGCCGTTAGGAAGGCAAGTCATTTTATAAATACCAGAAACCATCTTTTACCAACCTAGTAATTCAACTTTATTATTCATGGTCTATTTTTAATTTTATTTCTCCAAGTCTCCGCGTCTTCCCGGCAAATTGCATTATAAGATTTCCAAGATCCTAAATGACCGACCCAAAAGTGATGATCTCGGCATAGAGATATTAAATTTGATTGGTCGAGTTCAAACTGAGGAAACAGATGAAATGGGTAAACATGATGCGCTTCAATTTCCTTTTTAGTATTGCAAACCGCGCACTTCGGGTTTCTCTTTAAAAACTTATCTCTAACAGTCGGCCACTTAGAAGATCTCTTCTGCCCGACCTTAGCTTTCCCCTGATAAGCGTCAAGGAAATTCTGATACAAATTGGAAAAATAATTAAGCATCTTCGAGAATGTTTAAATCATAGTCACGATCCATGTCTTCAAGACAAGCGTCTGTCGCCTCTTCGCTGTCAAATGGTCCGTGGGGTTCACCGAGAGATCCGTAACACCACCACCCATCGGGACGTTCTTCGGTAGTCCAGCTTTTCGAGGGACTGGGATCTGGTTTTTTAGCCATAGAAATATTAAATTTGGTTTTTATTGATTTGCGCGGCAACTAAATTCACACTTCTAAATAAATAATTTCTATTCCTAACTCTTCCGCTATTTCTATCTCTCCTTTAACACCAACAGAAACGTCCCACCCCGGCAATTTGTAAACGAACATTTTTTCACAACATTTCAAAAAAGCTCGGTCATATTCAGACCAGAAATCCCAAGACTTCGGTAAATCTCCTTCTAAAGCAATCGGATGAGAATGTGAGATAGGAGAAAAAACATGATAACCTTCGTTGATAAGTTCGGCGGCTTTCTTGTTGACTAATTTAAATCTTTCTTCCCGGATTTTGGGATCGGGGTGGGAGTAAGGGACGGCGAGATAGACGATCATAATCCAAGTTGTGCGTTTGTTGTTCGGGCCATTCTCCATCCGTCTTTAAAAGTGTCGTTCACTTTATAACCAACGATTTGTTCAAAGTCTTCAATTTCGGGGTATGCGTATAACGAATTTAATGTTGTCTTTTCGGAAACACCCTGCCCAACGTCAAATTCTACAATCTCAAAAAGATTCGGCGGAGGCACCAAAACTCTATCCGTGATAAGGGATTTCCCACAAAAACAACACTTACCGTTCTCAACATTATGAGAATAGCTTACGAATTTACCCTCACAACAGTTTTTACAAACTAAATTACTCATACTTTCTTTGGTTCACATTTTCCATTTCTGACGACAACCCAATAGCAATGAGTATTCTTGGCGTGATACGCTTTTTTCCATCTACCACTTTTTAAATTCCCGCCGCAAGGATCTCTCTTTATAATTAAATCACATGGAGTTAATCCGGCTCTTCTTACTTCTTGATTAAAATACTCCAAATTCCACTGGTATTTATGATTATGGATGTAATCCTTGATCTTGGCAAAAATCAAGCCGTCCGGGACTAAAACCCGCTTAGCTTCTGTTAAAAATGGCAAATGCAGAGAAGAAACATTGTCTCCTTCACACGTCTCTTTCAGTCCATAATCAGTCACGTATTGATTTAGACTTTTCTCTGAGGCTGCGGCAATTGGTAAATGAGGAGGATCATAACAAAGAATATCAACCGTTTTATCTCCGTCTGGTAGCGAACTCCAGTTTGTGACAACATCGGGTTTTACTTCTGGATTAATATCATAACAAGTAACTTTCGAACCCCATTTTGTCCCTTTCCACATCTTTCTGGAGTTACAACATACGTCAACGATTCTATTCGAGGCGGGATAATAAAAATCAATCATAGCATCCAAAAGTGGATTATCGCGCCCGATCCATACAGACTCTATCCTCATAAATCCAATAAATCTAAAGTTTCCCCCGCCAGTTCATGAGTCGAATCTTTTAGAAAAATTACTTTTCCATCAGTAATCCAAATGTGATTAACCAAAGAATCATTTGGCCGGAAATCATGCAAAACAGAGGGTTTCAAAGTTGGTTTCTCAACGTCCCCATTCCAAGTCCAGTTGCCGGTTCCTTTTCTCGGTCCTTTAATTTGAACGGGCAATAGTATGTTTTTAATAGGTCCGGGCGAATGCATCAAAATATGGGTCGCCTCTTCCGGGGAACATGGTATCTCCATATTGCCGCTGATTAATAAAGGTTGGGCTTTCATTCGTGATGATCAATCGGATTTACTTCCTTCCTACTCATAATCTCTTCCACCTCTTCAAAACTCGCCGGACGTTTGAATACATCCCAACCAACATCCAATCTTTTGCATCCTTTAAAATCCGGCAAAGACTCTGGATCTGAAGAATGGGAATGACCTGAGACGTGGGAGCAACCATAATGGGAATGATCCCATATCCTATGCGCGAAATGAGAAGCGAAGTAGGGCCGCTTGTTTATTAAAAATCCCGCCTGATAACCAACAAATATAATATTCTTATATTTCAGGGGGTAAATTTCAACGTCCTCTAGATCAAACTGCTCCCTCAAGGCTTCTTTATAAATCTTTCTCACATAACTTTCATGATTTCCCCAAATGTAATAGATATTCTTACATTTGATAGATTCTAGAAAACCTTTTGTTTTCTCCAGATCGGAGTTCAAACTAAAGTCCCCCAAATAAATAAGAAAGTCGTCCTCTTTTACGTTATCGTTGATACTTTTCAAAACGAAAGAATCATGTTCTTCGATTGTCCCGAAATTCCGGGTAGTTAGCATCAACTTGTGATTAAAATGCCAGTCGCTTGAAAACCAAGTAGTTCCTGTAATTTTGATGGGCTTCATTTATTAAGTTGGGACATTAAACCACCACTCTCCAGAAGTCCAGCTAAAAATATCAAAGCCAGTTCGAAATCGTCCTGACTCAAAGAAAAAGAGTCAACGGTAGAATTTTCCAGCCCATTCGCGGCACTCAACCTGTTCAGGATATTAGCAAAGGAAACTGCGTAATCCCCGCTCAAATCAACGGTTTGAGAAATTTTCTTTAAGTTCTTCTGAAGAACCCACTCATTCAGCGTCCCGATTCGATTTAGGAAAAACGATTCTTCAAGAGCTTTCAGGGCAATCAGGTAAATTCCCGTGGTTACTTCAATCTCCCGGTTCGACGGGTAAGTTTCCAAAATTTCGTTGAGAGTGATCGAGTCTCTTTCGAGAAGTAAACTTAAGATATTATTCTTTGCTTCAAGTATGGTCATCTAAGATCATACTAGATCTTTAAGATCTTTTCAGATCATAACTCATCTCTTAGGTTCTCACTCCGTTCGGAAGGGTTTTTCCACGTATTAAAATACGCTAAATTTTAGCTGTTCGAAACTCGTTGTTTTGTTCGGAATGGGCTTCCTTACGGAAGTTCAAGGAACTGGCGCAAATCCATACTATCAGTCTTATGGACATCCTCCCACTGCTAGCTTGAACCTCACCGATTCAAATTCGACAGACAATGTGGAAGAAAACGCTTTCATGCTCCACGGGGTCTTACCCGCTTCTGCATTACATACCTCTTTCTGTTGCTTTTAGCAATATCAACCCGCGATCAATTTGGTGAATTTTCGCGAATCTGGTGTTGTCAACCCTTCAAAGACAGAGCACCTTTTACAACTTATTCTGGCTCACTAATCGTAAAAAAGGCTACGATTGCCCTTTGGTTCTGTGTTAACTTACTAGATTTCTGGGAAATTTTCTGAACAAAATCGGGAAAAAGAAGTCCTTGACGAAACAAATGGCTTGTGGTTTCGTTCAATCTCAATCAAAATGAAAGTATTAACACTTCTCGCACTTTTGTTCCAAGTCTCCTGTGCTGTCTCAAAGCCGGAAACTCTAGTTAGAATTACTGTTTACTGGAAAGACTCTGACAAATGGACGAAAAAAGGCTTGACTTCCACCGGGGACAAGTTAAAAAACATGGGAACATGCGCGGTAGATCCAAAAACAATTCCTTACTTTTCAATAATAAAAGTCCGGGATACGAATCCGCCTTTAAATCTAAAGTGCAATGACACTGGATCGGCGGTTGTTTCGAGGAAAGCGGCGAAGAAAATGGGCAAGAATGTCCCCGTTGTTGACGTATTCTTTGAAAGAAAATCCGAAGCTTTAAAATTCGCAAACTCAAACCCCCTGTTTGTAAACGTAGAAATAAATGGACCACCCGATATTAAAAAGACTGCACGAAAGTTGGAGAATAGAACAGGATGGCAAGTGTTTTCGGACCATAAAAACAGCGGGTGACGAAGTTTTTACTTTCCAATGGGAGGAACGGGAGTCAGAACCTCTTGCTTCAAAGTGGATTCAGGATTTATACGGTAGGAAAAGAAAGCTGGGGTTTTCGGAATCCGGGGAAATAGAGGCCAAACCTCAGATTATAGCCTCGCTCCGTAAAAGTTTAGAGTTCCCGGTTTTAGGATACTATGGAGTAAAAGAGGGGAGATATATTAAAAATATCAGTGGGATTAATGTAGAATTCTTATCAAGCAATTTAGCGCATGACGTTATCTCAGATGAGAGTTCCATGGAAAGAATAGAAGCCTTGAAAGTATTAAAAGTGCCCATGGTTGACATTTTTAGTATAAGTTCTATGGGAATGATGGAATTTAGGAAAAAGTCGGGAAGTTTGTTTGTCAGAGAATCAAAATCAAAATACATTTATTATGCCGAAAATTAAAGCACTC